CCCCTAAACTAAGGAACCATTATGGGATTCGTACTTCACAACCACCCCTGCCACGATTGTGGCGGGAGCGATCCAGTCTCAGTAAACGATGACGGATCTGCTAAATGTTTTAGCTGCAATAAATATTTTAGGGACTATAGTACATCGGACGTACAACAACCGAAAGAGGATAACATCATCGAGTTTACTGTACAGAGTAACCATAGTAACGATGGCTTCGCACCATCCCGCAACTTTAATGCACTAACAGATAGAGGTATTAGTTTAGACACAGCTAAGAAGTATGGCGTTAAGAGTAAGATGCACAACGGTAAGATTGTAGATCACGATTACCCTTACTATATTAAGGGCGACGAGGCTGCATCTAAAATCCGTAAGGCAAACAAAGAGTTCATGTGGACTTCATCACCAAAGGGAGTTGGTCTTTTCGGAGAGCAGCTATTTAAAACAGGCGGTAAATTTATTACACTCGTTGAGGGCGAGTGTGATGCCATGGCCGCTTATGAATTACTAGGTAGCAAGTGGCCTGTTGTATCCATAAAGTCTGGTGCAGCAGGTGGTGCTGGAGATGTTAAGAATAGCTTAGAGTTCTTAGAGTCTTTCGACACTGTAGTTATTTGTTTCGACTCTGACACAGCAGGTAAGGATGGAGCTAGAGCAGTTGCTAAACTCCTCACCCCCAACAAAGCTAAGATCATGACGCTGCCAGAGGGTGTCAAAGATCCTAATGATATGCTCAGAGATCGTAAGCACTCAACGTTTGTCAATTGTTTCTGGGATGCTAAGGTCTATACCCCAACAGGTATCATGAACTTATCCAACCAGCTAGATGAGTACAAACGTTTACGTACAGAAACCTTACCGTCTATCCCGTACCCTTGGCGTGGTCTTAACGACAAGCTAGAAGGTATGAGAGCCGGTGAGCTTATTACTTTGACAGGCGGCACTGGTCTTGGTAAGTCTTCTGTGACACGAGAGCTAGAGCATTGGCTTATCAATCAGACTGACGACAACGTAGGTATCGTAGCTCTTGAAGAGAACTGGATGCGTACTGCTGAGGGTATCATGGCTGTTGAAGCTAACGCCAAGCTACACTTAGACAGCGTTAAGAATGATATAGGTGATGAGCAGCTCGAACGTTATTACCGCAAGGTCTTCATGGGAGAGAACGAGGGACGTGTTTGGATTCATGCTCACCTTGGTGTTACTCACTTAGATGACATCTTCAGTAAGCTACGCTACCTGATCGTTGGTTTAGATTGTAAGTGGGTAGTAGTTGATCACCTTCACATGTTAGTTCTTCAAGCCTTAGAGGGTGACGAACGTAAAGCTATTGATAGTATTATGCACAGGCTTAGATGTCTTGTAGAAGAGACAGGTGTATGTATGATTCTTGTATCTCACCTTCGTAGAGTAGAGGGTAACAGAGGACACGAGAACGGTATCGAGACAGGCTTGTCACACCTTAGAGGTTCACAGTCTATTGCACAGCTAAGTGATTGTGTAATTGGACTGGAAAGAAACCAGCAATCAGACGATGAGATAGAGGCATCGACCACCAAAGTTCGAGTTCTAAAGTCGAGATACACTGGTAACGTTGGTCTTGCTACAAGCTTGCAATACGATCAACAAACTGGTAGACTTAACGAAGTAGATGACTACGACCCCGATGAATTCACAGGTGAGGATGAGCTATGAGATTAGTATTTGATATAGAAGCTGACGGACTTGATCCCACTATGATACATTGCATCGTAGCCATTGACCCCGATACCAAAGAAGTTTATAAGTATGACCCGTCACAACTTCAAGAGGGCTTAAATCTATTAGCCTCTGCTGATAAGTTGATTGGTCATAACATTATAGGCTACGACATCCCAGCTATTGAGAAGGTAACAGGTCTCAATTTGAGCCACATCCAACTTGTAGACACCCTAGTTTTGTCAAGATTGTTTAAGCCAACTCGTGAGGGTGGACATGGCTTAGAGTCTTGGGGCTACCGCCTGAAGTTTAACAAGGGTGACTACGGTCAGAGTGAGGGAGCATGGGACAAGTACACACCAGAGATGTTAGAGTATTGTGTCAATGACGTTGAGCTTAACGTTAAAGTTTACAACGCTCTCAAGTTTGAGTCAAAGGGATTCACTGCCCAGTCAGTACGACTAGAGCATGAGGTCGCTAAGATTATAGACTTACAAAAGCGTAATGGTTTTCTACTCGACGTTGAGAAGGCTACGAAGTTAGTAGCTATGTTCGAAGAGAAGCTGGCTAACTTAGTTGTACAAGTCCAAGAAGTTTTCAAACCTAAAGTTATTATCCAGATGCTTACTGGTCAGCTCACTGCTGCTGGTAAAGTTTCTAAGATGAGTAAGGATCAACACGGCAAAGGTGTCCGCTTAACTGAAGAGGAGTACACATCTATGTGTGACATAGGTTCTAAGGGCATCATTGAACGTAGGACTTACATTGAGTTTAACTTGGGGTCACGTAAACAGATTGGTGAGTACCTGATTGAGTTTGGTTGGAAGCCTAAGAAGCATACACCTACAGGACAGCCCATTGTTGATGAGACTACACTTAGTAAGTTGACAAAAATACCACAAGCAGGGTTGATTGCTGAGTACTTAATGCTTCAGAAGCGATTAGCTCAGGTCAACAGTTGGTTAAAAGAAATGACTGATGACTCAAGAGTACATGGCTACGTCAATCCTAACGGCGCTGTGACAGGACGTATGACACACTCACATCCTAACATGGCACAGGTTCCTAGCTCTAACTCTCCTTACGGTGAGGAGTGTCGGGGCTGCTGGGTTGTACCACCTAAACATAAACTCGTAGGTATCGATGCTTCTGGGTTAGAACTTCGAATGCTTGCACACTATATGAACGATGAGGAGTACACAAATGAAATCCTTAACGGAGACATTCACTCAGCCAATCAGCGACTTGCTGGTTTGGAATCAAGAAATCAGGCAAAGACTTTCATCTATGCACTCTTGTACGGAGCAGGAGATGCAAAGCTTGGGAGTGTGGTTGGACGAGGCAGAGACGCTGGCACGAAACTTAGAAGACAATTCTTTGATAATCTGCCATCATTTAAAGCTCTTACGACACGAGTTCAAAGCCAAGCTAAAGGAGGATTCCTCAAAGGCTTAGACGGTCGTAAGCTAACTGTTCGTTCCCCTCATGCAGCACTCAACACTCTATTCCAAGGAGCCGGTGCGATAGTAATGAAGCAAGCGATGGTTACTTTCAATCAAGCTATAGAGTCTCAAGTCTTACGAGCTAAGTTTGTAGGTAACATTCACGATGAGTGGCAGTTAGAGTGTCACGAAGATGATGCACATGCTGTAGGTAAAGCAGGTGTTGAGGCGATTAGACAGGCTACTCACCTCTTAAACTTAAACTGCCCTCTCGATGGTGAGTATCAAGTAGGGAATAACTGGTCGGAGACACACTGATGAAACAATTAACGTTCGACATAATGTTAAACGAACATTCAGATCTTGGAGATGATGATGGAAAGACATGTAGCAAGTGTGAAGAATATCTGCCGCTTAATAGTTTTAACTTTGCTTCTGGTGGCAACTACTTACGAGCTGAATGTAGGTCGTGTAACAACGAAATGCAAAAAGTCAGAAAAGTTTTACGTGCTGAACATGGTATGCCGTCTGAGAATTATAGGTGTCCGATATGTGAAGGAACCGCTGATATGGTAAAGGGTACAGGTAACACCCGTAACGGATCATGGGTACTAGATCATTGTCACAACACACAGGAGTTTAGAGGTTGGTTGTGTCACAAATGTAACCGAGCACTTGGCGGCTTCAACGACAACACACACACTTTAATTAATGCTATTGAATATCTTAGAGGCGAGAAATAATGAGCAAGCTATCAAACGTAGTACCTGACATCTACAAACATCTTAACTCTTTATCTAACGGCACAGCCTTGCCGCTCAGTGATGAAGAGATTAATACCACCACGGAAAGTATCCGTGAGGTGCTAAAGTCTTGGGCAACTCCTAGAGCTAAAGATACTAAGTTCCATCTACGTATGTCTAATGTAGGTAAAGCAGCACGACAACTGTACTACGAAAGCAAGAAAGAAAAGGGAGCACCCTCTAACATCGATGCACCTACGCAGATTAAGTTCTTGTACGGTCATCTCCTAGAAGAGATTGTTCTTATGTTAGTGCGTATGGCAGGACATAAGGTTACAGATGAGCAGAAAGAGATTGACGTAGAAGGTATCAAAGGTCACATGGATTGTAAGATTAACGGTGAGGTAGTTGATGTTAAGACTGCATCACGGTTCGCCTTCCAGAAGTTCCAGAGTGGGCGACTACCTAACGATGATCCCTTCGGCTACCTTGCACAGCTTTCAGGATACGAAGAAGCTGAGGGTACGTATGAGGGTGGCTTCTTGGTTATGAACAAAGAGAGTGGTGAGTTATGTATGTACACTCCCGAACAAGAAGATAAGGTTGACATCGTTGCTAAAATTAATTACCTCATCCCTGCATTAGAGCTTGACAATGAGCCGGAAAGATGTTATAGTCCTATTCCAGATGGGGTAAAAGGAAACATGAAGCTTCCTAAAGATTGTAACTGGTGCGAGTTTAAGTTTAAGTGTCATGCCGATGCGAACGATGGCGAAGGTCTACGTACTTTCAAATACTCAAACGGCTTATCGTATTTAACTAAGGTAGTCAACACACCAAAGGTGGATGAATTATTATGAACGGAAGAAAAGCAAAACAAATTAGGGCGCACGTTGATACAGTATCAGTCGCTTGGATTCGAGGGTTGCTGAGTGAAGAGGAAGCTGCGAAGGTGAACAAAGATAATTATAAAGCTTCGCTCCCTAAGAAGCCTTATGTATATTTAAAACAAGCAGTCCGTTTAAATGCTTTCCATCCTCGATGGGTAGCTAAGAAGATTAAGAAGATTTTAAAGCGTGACCCATCAACAGACATTCAGTCAATAACAGTAGGTGATATAGATGAAACTAAATAAGAAAGATCTTAGCGCCGAGGACATGTTAATTGGTGTAGGCATGTGGCTACTTGAACGCCCTGATCGAACCACCGCTGACGTAGACGATGGTTACTTAGCTGACCTACTATTAAAGTTAGAGCATGTGTTAGCTGCTAAGAGGGGGTCTATCCATTAATAAATTTACTAAGATGAAACGTGGCTACCGAAAACCTAGAGTAGCCCGACCCAAGGAGAAGGATGTACCGAAAGGTTATGACTCTAACTGGGAATGTGAGTTACACCAAGGGATCTTAGATGGTTGGTCGTTCCACACGGATAAAGTTTCTTATACAATCGAACATAAATATGAACCAGACTTTTTGAGGGAGATAGATGGGAAGAAAATATTACTGGAGGCCAAAGGTAGATTTTGGGACTTCGCAGAGTACACTAAATATATCTGGGTTGCCAAAGTATTGCCCTCAGACACAGAGTTGGTGTTTTTATTCGCTAACCCCAACGCCCCAATGCCAGCAGCAAAGCGAAGAAAAGATGGAACCAAAAGATCCCACGGAGAGTGGGCTACAGCAAACAACTTCCGATGGTTCAGTGAAGACACCATCCCAGACAACTGGATTAACCCGACTAAGAGAGAGACCTTTGATGACAAATAAATATTATAAGTTCGACTTTGACAGCTCAGAAGATGTACTTAAGCCTATAAATGCAAATGACTTTGATAGTATAGATGAGTTTATAGATGCTTTAAACTCCGCTGCGTATGGTGAGACTCAACGCTTTGATGATATGGAAAAGGAAAGGTTGAAGGAGCTCAGAGAGCCTGACTATTATAAACAGGAGGAATCCGTTGAGAAGCATATGGCAGGGGAGGCAGGGCAAGGGCCGGTCGATACGTTCTTGGAAGAGTTCAGACTAGACGACCCAGTAAATAATCCTGAGCACTATACTATTGGTAGCATTGAGACTATTGATTACATTACAGATGTGTTAGGTGAGTATCACGCAGCTATCTTTTGTCACGGTAATGTGTTAAAGTATACAGGTACTAGGTTGTTCGGTAAGGGCAAGCCTATTCAAGACGCTAAGAAAGCTGTATGGTATCTCAACAAAATGATTGAGCTACTTGAATTCACTGAAGACACTAACTGGTAGGGCTTGCAATGGACGACAGTAGAAAAGATGAGAGACGTGATCGCTTTGACCGTAAGAAGAAATTCAATAAAGTGCAAACGTCTTCCAAGCTAAAAGCTGTGAGACGTAAAGAAAACAAAAACCTTAAAACACAAATAGAGAGAGAGTTATTAGAATGATGGATTCATATCAGCAGTACATCCACAAGTCACGATATGCACGATGGCGTGAAGATGACAATCGTCGTGAGACGTGGGCAGAAACAGTTCAACGCTATGTAGATTTTTGGTATGATCGTGGACAGATTGATCTTGCTACTTCTGATCGTATCTATGATGCTATCTATAATTTAGATGTTATGCCTTCTATGCGTTGCTTAATGACAGCAGGTGAAGCCCTTGATCGTGACAACATGGCAGGCTTTAACTGTTCTTATGTTGCAGTAGATCATCCAAGAGTGTTCGATGAGATCTTATATGTACTGATGTGTGGTACAGGTGTAGGCTTCTCAGTTGAACGTCAATCAGTAAATAAATTGCCGGAAGTGGCGGAGGAATTCAATGAAACAGATACTACAATCCATGTTAGCGACAGTAAAATCGGTTGGGCTAAGGCTTTCCGTGAGTTGGTTAGTCTTTTGTATACGGGTCAAGTACCTAGTTGGGATATTTCAAAGCTACGTGAGAAGGGTGCGAGGCTCAAAACATTTGGTGGGCGTTCTAGTGGGCCTGATCCTCTTGTTGCTTTGTTTCATTTTACTATTAATACGTTCCGCAAAGCTGCCGGTCGTAAGCTAACGAGTATTGAATGTCATGATATTGTTTGCAAGATTGCTGAGATTGTTGTCGTTGGTGGTGTTCGTCGCTCTGCTCTTATTAGTTTGTCTAACTTATCTGATGACCGTATGCGTCATGCTAAGTCTGGTCAATGGTGGGAGACTGATACGCAACGTGCTCTCGCTAACAACAGTGCGGTCTATGATGAGCGTCCTGACTTCGAAACCTTCTTAGAGGAGTGGGTCTCTTTATACAAATCTAAAGCAGGCGAGCGTGGTATCTTCTCCCGAAAGGCTGCAAAGAAACAGTCAGCCCGTCACGGACGTAGAGATATTGAGCACGACTTCGGCACCAACCCATGCAGTGAGATCATCCTACGCTCTGCACAGGTTTGTAATTTGTCAGAAATAGTGGTTCGTAGTACCGATACGTTCGAGAATTTACTACGCAAGGCTGAGATTGCTACTATCTTAGGTACGCTACAGTCTTCGTTGACCGACTTCCGCTACGTTCGTAACATCTGGACGAAGAACACAAAAGAAGAATGTTTACTTGGTGTTAGTATGACAGGCATTATGGATCACGCTGTCTTATCAGGCAGACAGAAGACTGGTGCATGGTTTGAACAGTCAGGGTACGATGAGCTACCTGAGATCTTAGAAGCCTTGAAAGCTAAGACAGTTGCGGTTAACGAAGTCTGGTCAACACGTTTAGGTATCAACCAGTCTACGGCTATTACCGCCGTAAAACCTTCAGGTACTGTCTCTCAGTTAGTCGATAGTGCGTCAGGTATCCATGCCCGTTTCTCTCCGCAGTACATTCGGACAGTACGTAGTGACGGCAAAGATCCTATCTCAGAGTTCCTCAAAGACGCTGGAGTCCCTTGGGAGAAGGATGTAATGAATGAGGATAACTATGTGTTCTCATTCCCTATCAAAGCTCCTACTGGATCTACAAGCGTTGATGACCTTAACGTACAGCAGCAGTTAGACTTATGGGAGATCTACCAGAACCATTACTGTGAGCATAAGCCTAGTGTAACCATCTACTACTCGGACGAAGAGTTCTTAGCAGCAGGACAGTGGTTATGGGATCGGTTAGATAGTTGTTCAGGTATTAGTTTCTTGCCACGTACAGACCATGTGTATCAGCAAGCACCGTATACAGCTATCACACCTGAAGCGTACAAAGAAGCCTTGGCTCTAATGCCTAAGACTATTAACTGGGATGACCTTGGTAAGTTTGAAACTGAGGATACTACTACAGGAACGCAAGAGCTTGCTTGTGTAGCGGGGCAGTGTGAGATATGAATAAGTCAAAGATTAAAATGTTTTTTCTTGGGTTGCTTCATCTTATTATCTCGCCAGTCTACATACCTGCGATGATACTGTGGGAAGAAAGAGATGCAATTAAAGATTATTACGCTCAATGTTTTAGAGCAATAACATTTAGGGAACTATAATGACTAAGACAAAGAGAAGAAAACTCAAAACATTCATTCAAGATAATCGAGATACCTTTGAAATGTTTGCATGGTTTTGGGGAGCTAACACATTGATGGCTATCTTCTTTATTATTGTTTACAAATCAATGATGGGAAGTTGTGTATTATGAGTAATAAACAAGAAGGGAATCTAATATCTTTCAAGCTCCTTGTAGACAAAGGAGGGGTTGTCGTTACTGAACTTAGCGGCATCCCCGACAAGGACATGTCTAAGGTCTTTAAAGGCGACGACCTAGTATTGATGAGGGCTTTGTTGAGGCTGTGCAATGATAAGCTACAGCCCCTACATAGTCAGTTAGAGAAAGAACTAGATGCCCTCAACCACGTTACCACTTAGCTTTGTCAGCCCAGTAAGCCGCAGACATCTTCCCCTTTGCAATGTTCTTAGCGTGTCTAGCTTTAAAGCTGGCACGTTTTGCTTTCATACGGGCAGACTCTCCGGCTTTTGGTTTNCCTGCCGTACTCGCTCCCTGTTCTCCAAAGCGTATAGTCTTTGTTTTATCCCCCACCTTAGCTACAACCACATGTGATTTAGTCTTGTGGCTTGGAGTTCTTTTAGGTTTATTATATCCTGAGACTCCTGCGTTCTTTAACTTAGAATCTTTTTCTTTAGCTGTGCTCATGCTTTACGCTCCTGTGTACTCATGCTTTATCTTTTACCGCCCGGAGTAAAATAGAAACCTATTATAGCTCCCAGAGTGGTGATTGAGACAAGAGAAATATGTCCTGTCGTAATGGCTGTCGTGATGCCTTGGTCGATTGGCATTCTATAGAGTCCCCACAGGATGCTGATTTCTTTTGCTTGCTCTGGTGGTATGAATGTGATGAGTTCGACTGTTGGGTAGAGGGTACAGAGAATTGAAACTGTGGCAAAGTTGAGCATCCCGATAAGAGCAATAATCCTACGAGTAGTACGGGTAAATATAGTTGCTTCTGGGTCATTGCTTGCGTCTCCGAATATAGCCTTTTGAAACTCAAGATCAGCGCCTTTCATCTGCATATCTCGAATCAGTTCTCTTTTAGCCTCAGCTTCCTTGGCTTCGTTGCGGGCCTGTACAGCTCCGCCAAGCATTTTCAGCATCGAACCCATGCCGGTAGCACCGAGGGTCGATAGTAACATTGTAATTAATCCAAACATATTAAACCTCTACTTTAAGCTCTTCTATTTTTAATACCCAAGTTGTAGGTATTGCAATATGAGCGCCTCCCTCGTTTAATTCCCCGTCATCTTCGACTATCCTTGAACGCATAACAATTACTTTGTTGTCATCCTGATGAATTAGCCAGCCCACCTCTTGACAAGTGGCAGGTTCGTGTGCTACAATATCTTCTATTCCAGTCCACGCCCCATCACTGTCTTGAGCGTCCTGCCAAGTCAACCGTACCATAGGTATGTTGTCTATGTTCATTAAGTCTCCTTTTATTTTATACTTTCCAAGCAATTTCTTTAGTCATCCTTGATGTCATAGATTTTGCAACGTTTCTTTTAATTATGTTAGTAGTGTGGAAAGTTACATCAGTATCTGTAAGCGCCATAGCTTCATCGAAAGTAGCTGTAGGTGCGTATTCAAATAAAGTTGTGTCTCCTAGTTTTTCTAAACCATAATAATAGTTATTATCTATGAGCACTTCGTCAAGATCGGCAGCGTTTATATTTAGGATAATATATTCTTCACCGTTTGTACGGACATCACCTAGATATACAAAGCTATTTCCAATAACTTCAATATCGTTAGTAACTCCGTTATGTAATCGGATACAAGTGCCTTCTTCTTCTATAAAGAAAGTGTTGTTTTTTATAACACCGTTATTGCTTTCAATCACATAAATACTAAGTGGTATATCGTCGCCGCCAGCGCCAGTGTTGTTATTTCCTGCATTTTTAAATATGTTGTCCTCGATAACAAAGGGAGTATTTTGCATATCATTTAAGAGAAGAAAATCTTGATACTTTTCAAATTTATTACCAATACAATTAAACTCAGTGGCTTTCATACTTGTTGTATCAAGTACTTGGTTTGAGTTGTTATTTTGCATTTCAGCATTACCTACAAAAGTATTATAATTAAAATTAACTACAGCGGTATTTTCAGGGAAGTTAGTTGACCTGTAAAACTCTATAGTATCACCCCTACCTGTATTATTATTAAACGTATTTCCTATTATATTTATAAGGCTTGTTGTTCGTCCTGCTTGGGTGGTGGTAGCAGGTCTAAATGTGTCTATTATTCTGTCTGACTGAATATTCGTAGCTTCAAAGTTAAACGTGTTCCCAATAAAGTGCATCTCATTAAAATACTCAGGCTGGATAACTATAGTATCGCCAGACATACCATCTGAAAAAGTATAATTAACTTTATTCTTGCTGAAAAATAGTTGTGACAATTGATTGTTAACTGCGTTCTGCCTACCTGCAAAAGAAAACATAGATAATCTATCATCATTGGTTGTGGGAGCAACTAAATTAAACGTATTATTTTCTACGACTACTCCTATTTGATTAGAAAGAGTAAGTGCTTTCTGATCTACAATATTAAACTCACAATTCCTTATTTCGATTGAAGCTATATTTGATATGCCAGCATAGACTGCACCTCGAACTATATCAATTTCTGTACCTAGTTGTGTAAAAGTGCAGCCGTCAACTATAAACTTATAGAAAGTAGAAGCACTGTTAGATTGTGTGTTATATATAAAGCTTTGACTTACAGCAGTGGTAGCGCCATTTCTGAATTGTATGTTCTTTACAGTATACACGTCATCGTTGCTACTACCGTTGACATTATTAAACCCTAACAAATAGTGTTCATTTACAGGCATCTCAAACACTACAGTTTCATCTCCATACGCCTCTATAGAAATATGCTCAGTAGGAGTATCAAACTCCATGTAAATTAAAGTTTCAGCTACAGGGCCATAAGATAGCTCAGTTGTATAAGTCCCTGCCCTAAAGAATATTTTATCTGCGGGGGTAAAAGCTCCTATTGCTTGAACCGAAGCCATAGTAGCTTTAGGTGTGCTTAACGACAGCCCGTTATTCGAGTCGCTGCCTAAAGGAATGGAAGTGCTGTTATACAGCTCAAAAGCTAAGCAAGGGTCGGACTGTGCTCCAGCAGCATACGTGCTCCACACTGCTCCATCACTAACTTGATAATAAGTGCTTCCTGCTCCACCTATAGAACTGTTTGTGCTTTGATTATCATTAGGGTTTGTGAAGTGGTTTAAAGCATCTCTATCGTTAAATCTAAGCTCACTTGTAGCTACCCGTGTACCGCTCCCGTCTGTTGTAGACTGTACAACAGTGAAGGCCGCACCTAAGTTAGCTTGTGATAAAGTCGTGTTGAAATCAAAAACCACGTCTGTGTCAATACCGTTGTCATTATCAACCACTTGAGTATGTGTGGCGCTGGCAACAAGTAAGCTAGTACGTAATAGTCTTTCTGTTGGTGAATCATCTTCACTTGTGTTTTGATCATCAGGTATTGCGCCCATAGAATACACAGACAAAGTAGTTATATGCCCTGTTGTGTTTCTTACTTTGCGCATTGTGATACTATCAAACGAGTCTTTAGGTGTGTTATATACAGAAGCCCAAGAGTAAGTAGCTCCACCCACCCTATCAGTATGCGATACAGTAGCGCTAGGTGCCGCTACAGCAACTTCAGCATACTTCTGACCACCTTGAACTACACCTGCTTTAGCTATATAAAAATCAGTCATGATGACTCCTTATGTGAAACGAGTTTCGCTAATGTATGCTTTGCTTGATCCGATTGATGTAGTCTGATCTGTAGCCGATCCACTAATTTTGAATCTGTCACAAAGTACAAGCTCTTTAATAGTGTCAACTGAAAAAGTTTCAATGAGTACATAATCAGTACCGTTTAAACTTGCGTAAAGGTGTACGTTGGTATCGCCTTTTACGATCTGAATAACACCTTGACCGCCTGCATTTTTCATGTTAGGGTTAAATTCTGTACCTACTGCTAATTGTGTTGCCATAATGTGTTGCCTCTTATTGGTTATTAAATATCAAAGTCTGTGTTGGTAAAAATTATAACTGATTTAACCCAGTCTAAAACTCCCACCGCTTCTGTCGGACTGATTGCTCCGTCCTCAACGTGAGTTGTTATAAGTTCTAATATAGCCATATACATTGCGTCAGTCTTTCCGTCTGTACGTGCAAAGGCTTTGTGGTCTTTTATGTTTTTAATGTCAGGCAAATTATTCTCCCCGTTCCATATTGCGTGTATGCTGTAGTTTCTGTACTATTACAGCGGCAGAAAACATGGCATTAAGTTTATCATCGTTTAATAATTTATCTTGTAACTGTGCTCTATCCATATTATTAAGCTCATCTAAAGTATACCCAGCCGCTTGAGCTGCTTTCTGGCCGAACTGTCCGTTCTCTAATACACTTCTAGCTGTACTTTCAATTACTTGGAATAAACCTTGTGCGCCTGTTGAACTAACCTGACTTTCTTTAGGTAAGTTGCCACCAGCAGATTCAATTTTAGAAATATCAACCATGCCAGTTTTAAACTCTTCTTTCGGTAAGTTTAAATCAGCCATCTCATAATCAAAAGCTCCGCTTTCTAAGGCTGAGTTTACAGAATTTACTACTTCGCTTGTGACTTCAATATTCTGAGCTGCATTATAATCTGCAACTCGATCTTCAAGCGGGCGATCTTCAGCATTATAATCTCTAGCCCAGAATGTGCCACCTATCCGACCACCTTCATTAAACATCATGCGCTTATCTGCCTTATCAAACGTACTAGCATTGANAGANTTNTACTGCTCAGGTCGGAATAAGATATAAGAGTCGTCAGTCTTTTCACCTTTTAATGAAGGCTCGACCATGTTGCGATACTTAATAGAATCAAAACCCATGTCTTCTAAAAGCTTTTGTAGCTTTTTAGTTAGTGTCACTTGTCGTAAGCTACTTGTTAGTAACTGCTCTGAACTGTTAAAGATGTCAGGGAGCGCAGGAACTTCTAAAGCATCTACCATTAAGACATTTAATCTATCTTGGAATTTCTTAGGTATCTTCTTCCCCAATCCAGACTTGAGTGCGTCCATAAGTTGATCAGAAGATGAGCTTAAAAGGTTCTCTGCTGACCAGTTAGAAGCGTCTGTAGGGAAGACCAATGGGTTCTTAACGTTCACATAGCCTTTCATTATACTAACGCTAGGCATGTCACTAGAAGGCGCTAAGTCCATTGAGCCTACTTGGTCTAGTTCATCTGGAGTTATGTTATCAAAGTCTACATCTTCCATAGTCATCCCTTCACGACGAGCCTGCTCATCTGCAAAGAACATCCTATCCATTTCAGAACGTTCCATTTTACCACCACCAGAGCCGGGGATTGATAACACGTCTTCAGCTTTACGGTCGTTGATTCCTCTAGCTGCCATGTAGTTTGCTTGGCCTTCAGTACCTACGTGTACACCCATTTCTCTAGGGGATACAAATGCTACCTCAAAGTCTTTTTCTGCAAAGTCAGAGATGCCTCGGAACTTAGGAGTCTTTTCAATAGATGATTCTAAAAAGCCTTCTAGGTTCTTTAACCTTACGTCTTCAGCTACTACATCTTCTTGACCTATCATAGTTTTAGGTGAATCAGCTTGCATAGACTTTAAAGTTGTCATCAGTTCAGCGTTATCAGAATTGTTAGCAATGTAGTTAGTTATAATCTTACGTCTACCTTCATCGGTAATTTCATCAGAAGGTATAAACTTACTATTCCTAGCAAAAATATCTACAACGTCTTCTAGTCCTTGTACCTGTTCTAACTTATCTGAAGGCGCTAACGTACTTACGTGTGCTTTAGACGCTTCACGGGCTTCAGTTAGATAGAAAGCAATATCTGCAAACAAGCTCTGGTCGGGATCAGCTTCATCGCCCATCTCAGCTTGATAACTAAAATCGTCTATCTCATCTTGAGTGTATCCACGAGAGATCTGGAAGTCTTCGCCGTATTCTCCATTACTCTTTTCCTGTATAGCTAAAGTTTCTTTAGAATAAGGCTTGACATCTTGATCCTTTTCCCTTAAAATAGTCTTCATACTTAACGCTATGTATTCCTCAAGCTCTTCTTCACCGCCAAACTCATCGGCTTGAGAGCCAGCAATAGCTCCGAAGTCAGCTTGGTCTGGGTCGTAGAACTCATCAGCCTGTCCTTTAGCGCCGCTTAAACCAGCAGACTCTTTAATACCATCGACTGCATCGTTAATTAATCGAGGGTCTAAGATGCCATCTGTTGCATCATTAATAGTTTCAGCTAAGTAACCTGAAAGCTTTGTAGCTCCTTTAGTTACAAGTGATCCAATACTGAATCCTTGTCGCTCTACTTTTTGAGGGTCTAGTTCGTCCATAAAAGCTGAGCCAGCTTGGTAGTTGTACGGCAAACCAGTAACTTTATTAATTCTTTCATCCGGTTCTTTAGGAGCGTTAGGTACTTCAACAACACCACCTTTAAGGAACTGTTGTCGTTGTATGTCATACTCGAACTTAGGAACAAAACCTTTTAAGTCTTTATCTCTTTTACGTAGCATGTCTTTATACTTACGCATGTTCTCAGGGCCAACTACAGTAGAGCCTGCCGCAAAGAAAGGAATCTTAGTGCCTAATACTTGATTATATTTACCGTAAGCTAAACCTAAAGCGTCAGTAGCTATAGGCCCAAAAGGTGCAGTAGCATATCCAGTCACTGTGCCTGAATACTTTGCAGCATCACTGGCCCGTTGTAAGTTATCAAACAACATACCGTTACCACCCCAACGCTTTATAGCTGAAAGACGAGCCTCTGTAGGCGTGGTGTCTCTTTCACTTTTACCATTACTGCGGTAGTAATTAGTCATCCGAGCTGTTTCAGTCATCAACAAACCAGCCATTGCCAACTTAGGTACGTTACGTCCTGCGTCTTTTGTTACAGCTTTAGCAGCCCCTTTAAGGATTGTGTTTGTAAATGCTGCTGGGTAGCCTAATAGTTGGAAAGCTATTGTAGTTCTAGGGTTAGTGTGTAGTAGCGGCTTTAAACCTGACATTGCAGAGGGCTGTAAGATTACTGAGTTAGTATATCGTGCAGCTCCGTTATTTATTTGACCAGTAAAAGCGTCTTCTTTTTTAGCGCCTCCTTTAAACCAAGCAATACCGTCATCAGGGTCGATGTTAAGTTCCAAGAGTTCGCCTCTTAAAGTCTCAATGCGTGGTGTAGGAGGTTGATTACCATGGATTGCAAGCTTCTCTATGTTTTCTTCAATCAAGTTCCGACCGCTTATATACGAAGTCGTCTGTACAAACTTAGTCCACTGATCTAGGAAGTTCATACGGAAAAACTTGTTGCTTACTTTCTGCATGGTGTCTGAAGCAAAATCGTCACCACCTAAGCGGTTCCCTGCTTGAGATTGTGCTTGCTCCATTGCGAGGCTATGTTTCTTTAACTCTCTAAAAGCTTCATTAGCTGTCATACCTTTCTTGGTCATTAGCTCAGAATGTAAATCGCCTGTCATCTTTTTAAAGCTTAACTCAGATGCTTCAGCAAAACCTTTAACAGAGTTTAACACTCCAGCTTTACCGATGTTAATAAATACTTCTGTTAAACTACCAATAGTCGCTAAAGGTAGTAGAGCTAAACGTGTACCGAGTGAATAGGTATCTGCTGCTGTTTGCATCTTTGAACCATAACGCTCCATGTTTTCACCAGTAGCAGATCTATAAAGCTCTCGAATTTGTTCCCGCTCTTTCTTATCAAGAGTTTTACCAGCAGATCTCATTTCTTTTACAATAGGATTAATCCACTGACTCATAAATTCTTTTTCATTAGAAGCCATCAATACTTTCTTTTTAGCCAGAGCTTTACCAGCTTGATAGTTATAATCCGCAGTCATGCCAATTAAATCAGTATTTAAAAAATCTGTAAATACAGAATCATCTTCAAATGTAAACTTACGTTTAGCCGCAAAGAACTGACCGCCTGAACCGCCATCAAGTTGATTTTCAATATCTAACATGCTCTCTGTAATTCGTTTAGCTTCGGCTGCATTTTTAGCTTCACCAGATTTCATGAGTAGTAATTCAAATCTTTCAGGGTCAGATTCAATAGCTTTCCTATTCCACATACGGGGAATATAGTTTTCTATTTTATTAGCTATAACGCCTTCAGAGTATAATTGATCACCTATAGTTTTATATAGACCTTGAATCTGTTTAGCTGCAATACCTATTTCTTTTGGTACGCCTTTAAAGTCTCCACGAATAGCTTGGTTTAGTAGATCGTTAACCTTGTCTGAGACATCACCTTTAATTGTATTTAAAGCTAAAGGCTCTACGATTTTTAAGTATCGTGTATTAAACTCGCCCGTGTATCGTGCTTGAGCTTCGCTTAAATCCATACCAATACGTGTTTTAGTTTTTCCAAAGCCTTCTGCAAACTCATGACTTAAACGTGTTTGTAAAGTCTTAGCTGTTTTAGAGAACTTAGTATATGGAGTTAAGACTCCAGCACTCTTACCAAATAAATTACCAGTTAAGTCTGTAGTAAACTGCCAGACACTAAAAGCTAATTTATTTTTAATCTGCTCGCCAGTAGCGCCAGAGTTTAATGCTCCAGTTACTACCGCTTTAAATTCTTCTTTAGTGGCATCACCGCCACCTATGTCGTTTACAAAATCGTTAACAACATTATCTACATCCACGTCTTTCATGTTTATCACAGACCCTTCAGGGCCTTCTAGTAAACGATCAGCAGCGTTGACAACCTTACTACCACTAGCCGGTATCCATTCACCGTCGATGCCTTCATCAAACAAAGCCATACCTTTACTTTCACTCATTACAGGCGCTTTTTCTAAATCATCAGCAAGTCTTTTAGTCGCATACTTACTAGCTACTTTACCTATACCGTATGAAAGAGCACCACCCATTAATGCACCTGCTCCAGTTGCCGTAGCTGCTTGACCTAAATCAATGCCATCTTTACGCTCGCCAATTTCAACCTCAAGATCTTGAACTGCTAAGTCTTGGATGCCTGAAATAGCACCTGTATAAGCAGCAGTGCTCTTAATAGGGTTAGACGATGCCTTAGCTAAGACTTTAGCAAGCGCTGTTTTAGCCCCGGCACGTACAGCAGTTTGCGCCGTAGCGCCTCCCACATTACCGAATATTAAAGAAAGAGCAGTTGGTAATGTTTCGAAGTTAGCGAGTACGTCCATGCCGTAGTCTTTAGCAGCGTCAATCGTTTCTTTTGTTCCTGTAACTTCAGTGTCTTCCCACTTAGCTCTGAGATCTCTATAAGCTCGTTTAACATCTTCAGGTGCATCCGACAAAGCAGCAGCTTTACCCGCTACAGCAGTGATGCGTAAAAAATCATCACGCAAGAACTCAGCAGGGCCTGAATCACTGTCGAGCATTTTAGTTGCAAAGTCTTGATGATCACCTAAGTAAGAGGTTAGAATATCATAATCTCTAACGACTTCAGAATCATTTTCAAAGTTAGTTACAGTCGGGCGCTTATAGGATGTTACTCTATTTATTTCTTCCTCAGATAATAAAGGCTCTATAGTCTCACCCTCATAGTTATCTAAACCAGAGTGCATCTGTTCCATTCTACTTAGTAGTGTATCTGACATTAATTCTTTCCTCAAACGTTGATGAATGTGTTTTTAGAGCGAGCAAATTTTTCTAGTTCTTCTTTATATTCATCTTGTAAGATGTCCATAGGCTTACGACGAAGGGGCATCTGTTTGCTTTTAGGTTGGGAGTTTATCCAAGATTTTAAGTTTTGTGATGGCGATACTTGTGTAGGAGCAGATGCAGCTTCTATATCAACGCTAAACCTTTCTCTCACTTCATCTAAAGACAAACGATTTAATTTTAATTTCTCTTGTCGAGGTTGAGAGTTTTTCCATTTTTTTACAGCGTCATCTGAAATAGAAGGTTCCACTGTTATAGGTTTAGGAAGTTCAATTTCAGATGGGCTGTCAACACCCATAGCTTTTCCTAACGCTACAGCAGCTTCTGGTCTGTCGCCGAGCATTGTTCGAACTCTTACTCTCGCCTGCGTACTTAATTTAGAATCATAGAAAGCACTATTCTGAGCGTAATCAGTTAAGAAACCTCTTTTAACACTATCATTAAAAGAAATAGCAGATGTACCACCGTCTTCAATATCTGTTGCAGCCATGTAAGCTACTAAAGGATGATAGCCTTTTGAGTCTGTTAAAAGATTATTCTCTTCTCTTATAGATGTACCCCAACCCGCCTCATCTAACATACCTTCTGTGTTTATTACGTGCATCACGGCTGCTAGTTCCTGAGATTGTTTTGGACGTAAACCTAGCTCGGTTAAAGAATCTTGAGTAATCATTATTTTTGCATATTGATTATTGGCAACAGCTTTAACCCTGTCTTCGTCGGTAGCATCTTGAACAAGGAGTGAATTATATTTACCCAATACATCTCTTTGATCTACAGTTAAAACTTGAGCTACCGCAACTTTATGCTGCTCTACTTGCTCAGGATTATTTTTAATAAGTTTAGCGGCTGTTTCAACATAAGTTAAATCAGTAGGAGTTACTTCACTCCCAGTGTTTATAGACATAATTTTAATTGTTCCATCAGATAATTTAATTTCTCTGAAGCTCTGGGCAACTGCTTTAGGATCACCATACCTAGAACCCACTGAGGTTTTTATCTCGACAATTTCGTTGCTTACAATTCCAACACTCATCCCGCCTGCTGCTTTAGACCATTCTTTTATTTTCTCTTCAGACTTAAATGGCGATAACCCAACTCGACGCAACTCTCCATAGGCCGCTACGTTCTCTGAGCTTTTAAACAACTCATTAGCTTTTACACTGTTATCTAAAGGATCTCCATCTTGTCTAAACAAACCTTTAAACTTACGCATAAGTGCGCTGCCGACATCTGTACCTCGACTAGCAGTTAAAGCCTTAGTATATGCGTCAGCACCGTCTGTGCCTACACGCTCTAGTAACAGTTTATCTTGATCGGCTGACGAGTTGTATAGTTTTTTAAGTTCCTTACCAGCCTTCATAGTTTCATTATAAAGCAACTGCTCACGTTGAGTAGCATTATATGATTCTGGAACCGCTTTATTAAAAGAAGTCGTTAACTCAGCAGCGGCTTTCTGTCTCCAGAACTCTTCCTCGCCACCCTCGAAAACAAGCGCCTGTTGTCTATCGTTCATCCGTCCAGTAGCTCCTTGCAGAGCCGACTTAAACTGAATGTTTTTTTGAAGCACTGGCTCTTGATTCAAGAAGTTTTCTGTGGCTGATCTAACCATAGAGTTGCCGATAGACAGCACGGCCTTTGCACCGTATCCGTACAAGAGTTGTTTTCTTTCTCGCTTACGTGCTTCCGAGGCTTGACGATCTCTATCATCTACAGATCTTTGATACGTGTCGTCACGGCGTTTACGGCTACCAGCAAGCATTGATGTAGCAAATTGTGTAATATCTTTTCGTTCACTCATTATTTTATACCTTTAAGCTTGTGGAGGGGCCATTAAACTTTCTTGTTCAGGAGCTGGCGCAGCTTCAGGAGCTGGTTCAGATTCAGTAACTGGTGCAGCTAAAATACTTTCTGTGTCTGGTAAGCCTTCTAGTTCTTCTAACATTGTAGGTGTAACAATATTTGTAGGGACACTACCAGACTTTGAAGACTGCATCATATCTCTGATTTTTTCTTCTTCAAAACTTACACCAAGTATTTCTTCAGTTTCATCTGCGTCATCTAGCTGACCTTGATATACAACCATTTCAATATCTGCTCTTTCTGCTAAAGCAATAAGCATGTAAGCAGTAGGTTCGATAAGCATTAACATTAAATCGGGGTTCCACATCCCTTGCTGAAAGCCGTCAGTAAGTAATGCTTGAGTAATGTTCATGATAGGAACACCTTGGTCTATAGTTTGCATCATCGCAACATAAGCTTTTGGTTGAATTAATTTTACCCACACAAACTCAGACGCTTCGTGTACATCTACAAACTTTGGAGCTTTTTCAAAGGGAGCAGGATTCTTTGGATCATTAGTATATGACGATCCGGGAATTGCTCTTTTCCTAGAGCCAGCTTGTTTTTCTATTTGTTTTTGAAGATCAGACATTTTAATACCTACCTATACTTTTTGAGGGTTATATAATTGTGACATTCGCTGACCGTACATGTTTGACTGAGTTGCGCTATAGCCCCAGTTGCCTTGGCTCGGCTGCCATGATGAAGCGAAACGAGCTGGATTTACAGGTTGAGAATAAGATTGAATAGTCCCTGCTCGTGCTATGTTACTGCCGTCAAACCCTGCATATTGATTTCCTTGAGCACTGTAGTCAACAGGTGTAAACTCTTCTTCACCAAAGATTGCTTTATTTAACTCAGCTTTTACATACTCTGTTGCTATGGTTGTAGGGGCCTCAGTAACTATCTCTATAGCTTTATCTTTACCCGCCTTCACGCCTCGGCCAAGTGCATTTTTAGTACCCTTGTAGCCTCTTTGAAGTAAGCTAGGATTAACTGCGTCCTCTAACCCTACAGCCTGACCTAATGTTTCTTTACCTAAACCTAACGTGCGATCTAAATTCACAGGCTCAGCAATTGCTCGATCAACGTTAGCTGAAAGACTTGGAGATTTTAAATTATCGCCAAACTCAAAAGACTGTAAGTCAAAGTTTACAACTGAATCAGCGTCAGCTACAGAATCAAATGCAGAAGTTAACGCATCAATATCTGCTTGACTTTTAGTTAAGTTAGAAAATCTTGATTTGTCTCCAAAGCTTTTACTAAAAGCAGAGTTGTCACCAAAGAAATTAGCCGATGCACCTTTAACGTCAAAGCCCATTTTCTTAGCGGCTGTTTTAGAAAAAGCAGACACGGTATCGACAACACCTTTAGTTATGTTTGTAAAAGTGTTAGCGCCTGTTGTGACTACCCTACCTGTGAAATCCATTAAAGCTTGAACGCCTGTAGTTATAGCGCTGTCCGGCCCAAAGAGAGCGCCAGTAGTAGCTACAAGTCCATCAGCAAGCGCAGCCCCTACTCCCGGCAGCGCATTCATCATCCCTACAGCCCCTGTCACCGCTACTTCACCCATAAACTGTCCCACATTTGCAACTTGAGTTACAATATTCCTACCAACGTCTAACACTGCCGAACTTATCGCAGAAGCTGCGCCGCCAGCGTATTGCAGTCCAGCACCAATTATACTAAATATATTCATATTAATACCTTTTTATTTAATTATTGTTTGATTATTCGTCTTCGCTCAGACCAACAGCATTTAACGTTTCTACAAGGCTCATTGCTGGTGACGTGCCGGAAGCCGCATAAGATGTATCGGCCGCCATGCTTGCAGTAACGATTTGAATTATTCTATTTTGATTATTTTCATAGTTATTGTTTGCATAAGTGGCTTCGTCTTTAAGTTCCTGCCACACCTGAGCTTGTTTTTGTTGAGACATTGCAAAGGCATTTGCTACGTTCTGACGATTAGCATCATTGATAGCTGCTGTATCCGCAGTGTTTGCATTTCTACGCCAAGTTAAATCTCCTTGCTGTATAGTCTGTGCGTTGGAAGCGTTCCACTGCTCACGTTGGTTAGCCATGTTTAAATTAAATTGCTCTGTGTCAGATGCCAGTGTAGCATTAGCAATACTAGCTTTTAATGTATTGCCCGCATTCTCAGCGTTGATTTTGTTTTCTTGTTCTACATTAAACTTAGCCATTGATGAAACAGCAGTGGCGTTATATTGATCTATCTGAGCGCCTAACGTAGCCATAAACTGATCTGTTTGCGCAACGCTCTCAGCATTAAACTGTGCTGTAGCGTTCGCTGCTGCCGTATCAGCTAATAGAATTTGTTGCTCCTGCTGAGAACCTAGAATTTCTACTTGCTGTTCATTAGACATATTAGATAAGTCCATCTGTAGAAAGTTTGAAGCGTTCTGCACAGAGACCTTAGTGCGATTATCTGCGTTTGATAAATCCATAGAGGCTTGGTTAGTCGCATTCTGTAAGATAGCTGTATTCTTAGCATCAAACTCATTCATAGTCATTGTTTGCGCAAACTTACTATTAACCAATTCAACTTGAGACGCTGCATCAAACTTAGCTAAATCAATGTTTGCATTAGTTTGGGCGTTAACAACAGCTCGTTGTTGGTCTGCGTTTAACTGAGCAACACCCATATTGCTTGCAATGTCGGCTTGAGTTAAGTTGGTTTTTAACGTAGCTTCTAAGTTTGCTAATTCAGTTTGTTGTGTAGCTGTCAAGTTATCTGAGCTTGCGTCATTCTGAGCTTTTAAGTTTGCAAGCTTCATCTGAGACTCAGCGCTCATGTTAGCAATGTCCATAGAGTTTTTCAACTCAGCGTTCTTAGACAAGAATTCTGCCGCAACGTTCATTTCTGCAAGCTTTCTTTGGTTGTCTGCTGTCATGTTATCTCGATCAGACGCAGCTTGGAACTCTAAATTAGCAAGAGTCATTTGCTGTTCGTTACCCAGATTTAATGCCATTGTTTCTTGACGGTTTCTGTTGTTCTGTTCAGCAGTACGTTGACGATTCTCTAAGTTTTGTACTCGTACTTGTTGCTCTTGTGCCGCAGTAGAGATCACAGCTTCTTGGGTGAAAGAGCTTTGGAGCTTCTTCATCTCATTAGCCATTTGAGCTGTCTGACTTACAGCAGTTTGTTGGTTAGCTAAGTTAGCTAAACGTCGATTCATATCTAACGTAGCTGTTGTGATATTAGCTTGCTGCTCGTTATCTAAATTTTGAGCTGCTCGTTTCTGTAAAGCGTTAGCATTGTTTTCAGCAATAGGTAAAGCACTTTGAATAATTGCATTGAATAAAGAATCACGACCGATGGTAGAAGATGATAAACCTCTTTTAGCTAACATTGCATTGGTTGCATCTACGGCAGGTCTTGCCCACACTGGAACTTTATTTTCTTCTAACGAACCTAACAAGTTTTCCATCTGCGAAGACATTAAAGCTTCTTTAGGTAACGCTGCAATAGCTGCTCTTACTTCAACAGGTTGGTTATCTAACTGGGCTTCTACTTTTTCAGGGTCTTCTACAATAGCTGCTGTGATTGCTGGTGGTAGATCACCTACTTCTGCAAGCATCTCAGAGGCTGCACCTATAGCGGCTTCACCTTTAACTGCACGAGTCTTAGTAGTTTCGTAGCCTAACGTTTCTGTGATCTGCGCAGCTTCCATTGGCGTGAAAGTATCGTCAGTAATTGCATCACGTTGCGCCGCTTCTGCCGCAGGTGTTGCTGCCACTATAATTTTCTCACCCGTCACAGGGTCTACTGTAGACTTCGTAGAGACATCAAAGCCTACGTTCTGTGCTAATGCCGCTTGCTCTGCTGCTATGTCACGGTCAGCTACTGTAGCCTCTGTAGACATCGTTGCGTCAGTTGAAACGGCAGTAGAGCCTTCGGAGATTGCGCCTGTAACAGCTTTAGCGTCTCCGTAGGTAGACATAAACTCTCGTTGTTTGCCCTGAAAGGTTTGAGCCTGTGCGATAAAGTCTGAATCAAAAGCTTTTAAATCTGCTTGAGCTTTAGCCAGCGCACCCTCATCACCTGATGCGCCTGCTGCTTCATAAGCTTGTGCTAACGCAGCTCGCTCAGGTTTAGCCATATGTGCAGCACTTGCTTCTTTAAACGCAGCAGCTTCAGGTGTTTGATTAAAAGCTTCAGCAGCTTTTTGCTGCTTTACTTGATCCGCTGAAACTGTGTCTACTGTCTGAGCTTTTACAGGTGCGGCTTGAGCAGTTGTAGCGGCTTGAGCAGCGTCAACAGCCTTTAAAGTAGATGCTTCCACCGTAGGCGCTTTAGCTTGAGTCATAGCGCCCAACTCTTGAATATCGTCTTCAGCGGTAACTAAAGTCTTATCTGTTTTAGCAACAGTATCTAAAGCGTCTATAGGGGCTGCTGTATTTGCTAAATTAGTTACATCATCAGTTATTTCATTAAATGCCATGCCGTCATCTCCGTTTGTCCCGCCAAGATTTAAACCGTTTAAAACTTGTCCAAGATCAGAATTATCATATGTTGTTGAATCTGCGTTTGAATCTTCTTCTTCATCTTCTGTTACTTCAAGGTCTTCAGGCTCTGGGTCTGGAACCGTGATCGGGTTTGTACCTGAGGTAACTGTACCCCCAGTAACAATTGGATTATCTGATGAAGCTGTACCTGCCCCGTTGCTTACAGTCCCTGCCCAAGCAGTACCACTACCAAGCTGAATGTTACCTGAAGAGTCATAACCTATATTTGTATCAGTTGTCCAGCCTGACGTGTCTAACATTGTGGTACTTGGTGCGCTTATTGAGTTCCATATATCTGCCGGAATGTCACTTATACCATCTCTAAAATCTAGTATTGCTTGAAGTGGAGCACCTACAATTGGAAGTCCTGTAGCAATATCAAGTATAGCNCCTGTTGCTTCATCTATTACAGCGCCTTTAAAAGCTTCTTTGCCCATGAGTTTTGCCAGCATGGTTTTTGACATGTCGTAATAATCACCAATAGCTGCGCCTACCGCTGCGCCTGCTAAAGTTTTAACAAATACTCCTTTAGCTGCATCCCACACCTTGCCCTGCCAAGTTAAGCCCTCGTCACCAGCATTAACAATCTCATCTCCTGCTGATAGGTCTCCTCCTAAATCTGGCCCGTCCTGACCGTCTAAACCTAAATCTGCATCCATGTTAGAAAGATTAAGAGTTCCGTCATCGTTATACACGCCCGTTGAATCTACAGGAGCCTTCCATGATTCGCCGTCTATAGTATTAAAATACCCGCTCTCTTCCAACTCTTGTAACTTATCTTTATCGCCCCCAGTAAGACGCATTAAATCATCTTTACTATACGTAGCGCCACCACGAGAAGTATATACCTTATCAAAAGGGTTCGTATCCACCGGAGCAGCTTCAGGAGTAAATGTACTACCATCCTCATTAACAAACTTAGTTTTGGGTTCAGCTATATCTACATCTAAATCTTTGCCGGTAAGATCTGTACCGCCTGTAGTTGGTTCTTTTTCTTCTTCGACAATCGGCTTTATAGGAGGGGCAGCTTGTTCATCACCGCCATCACCACCGCCACCATCAACACCATCTTCAAGGGTTCCGTCATTTGTAGCGTCAGCTTCACCACCTTTGTACTCACCTTCAGCCAAGCCCATTTCAACCAGTTCGTCGTGTAACTCTTTAGGTGTTTTTTCTTTTGGTTCTGCGTTAGGATCTATTCCACTTCTATTTCTATTGCCATAACCGCTACCGTCACCAGTACTACCTGAGCCTGAGCTAGATGAAGTATTGTAACCCGGAGTTCCATAAGTAGCCTCATACGGAAAGTACCCACCAGTGCCTGTACCCATACCAGTAAAGTATCCACCATCCCCTAGATCACCATCAAAACCTTGTTTAGGTTTTCTGTTAATAGTTGTTACGGTTTCATTGCCAAGATTGATTGAAGTAGTAGAGCCGCCATAGTATTCACCCTCACCAAGTCCTACCAATGCTCCGCCGCTCTTTACACCATAGTTTATAGGTGCAGCACTAGCGTCAGCACCGCCATATCCACCATAAAAAAACTTCTGGCGTTTAGCTTTAAGGGTTTTTAAATACTTTTTAGTATTCCGTTGACTTCTTTTCTTACTCATTTATATACCTGTAATGTAGGAAGTGTCGTATTTTTGTGTAACTGTCCAGCCGCTTTCATTTCTTTAATCTTCGTAAGATAAGGCTTCAGCCATTCAAAGTTAGTCATATTATTTGTTACTTGACAAAGCGTTCCGTTTACTGTATAATCATATATATAGCTTACGGGGTTTTCATTATAAGTATACATGTTTAAATTATTTATAAGGGCTTCGTGCTTTAAGCGTAGCATCTGTAAAGTATCCTCACCTATTACAAGCTCCTCATCAAACTTAAACTTGGCTGCTTCTTTACTATACCAAGTAACTCTACAATGTATTTCAGAGCCTTCGCTGTAGTCTCTTTGAACCATAAAGTACTTTTGTCTCCAAAGCGCAAAACGTAAAGCGGTCTGGTGGTCATGTCCAGCATACTTCTTTAGACTTTCATAGTTAAAATCTTTTATAAGATCTTTGTAGTTCACAGTAAAAGGTTTAGTTCTCTTACCTTTACTCATACCTACTTGATTCTTTAAACATACTGCATCTGGTGGCGTAGGTAAGTTTGCAATGTCTTTATAAACTTTAACGCCTTGAGCAGTTAAGTAATCATCCCCATCTACTAACACACAATAATCATTATCAGAGGTTAGGAAAAGATCAAGGACTGAGTTCTTACCTTTAGCCGGTGTGCCGTTGCTTTCAGTGATGTAGTATTCAATCTCTTCTTTCTCGCAGTGAGCTTTAACTTTTTCTTCGTATGCTTTAGATAAAGAATTAATTACTATTACTGTATCTTCTTTCGGTATGTTGCTATACTCAGGGCTATTATGTCTTAGTAGAGCTTTGAAGTCCCTTGATGTTAATACATAAAACTTTAACTTCATTGTTTGTTTAACAACTTTTGAATAGTTTCAGATTCATAGATCCGAATCCCTAACCACACTATTGTAAACAACGATGCTGTAGGCGGCAACCAAGCCGCTAAAGCCATGATGCCTGTAGAGGCTGCTGCTACGTCTACAACTTCTTTTACTGTTTCTGGACTAGGGACTCCTGACATAACTACCTCCTACTTAATCTAAAGCTGCTGTGGCTGCTTCGATAGCAGTGTCAACGTTTGTAAAATCTTCTGTTGTCCAGAAGGGCCTACGCTTCATGTAAGTAAGATGATCTAAGTTAGTTTGTAAGATAGATTGAAGATGATCCTCAGAGCTTCCTGCATCCAGCTCAACAATTGCTTCGTTGATCGCAGTAACGGAATCTCCTAAAGCATTATATTTTTTTAAAATCTGTTCAAGTGTTAATTCTTCTGACATGTTACACCTCCAATGCGCTAATGCGCTCTTCTAGTTGTTCGATTTTTTCTATAGCTTCTTGAAGTGCAGAAGTTAAAAGAGGAATCAAAGAAGTTTTAGATAAACTTTGAACTTCTATATTACCGTCTGCATCTACAGCATCTTTAATACCATCGACAGCTTGAGGTACAACTTCTTGAACCTCGTGAGCTATGAAACCTTCTTCGTTCCTGCTAGGTTCTGTAAGGAAGTTAAATGTGCAAGGCTTTAAAGCTTTTAATCTATCAATAGAATCTGTAAGCGGAGCTACGTTTTCTTTTAAGCGATAATCAGAAGACTCTTGAAAATCGAGAGAAGTTGTTGTAGTTTTAATTTGCCCGAGTTGTAAGCCGTCGTGAAAAAATTGCTGTGCGTAGACAGTCCCTGTGGCTGTTGAGGGTCGTGACCAGTTCATA